GGCCCAGTTCCACGGCTTCGATACCGAGGCGCAGAAGACCTTCCGCGTGCCCATCGATACCCACAACATCGAAAAGGGCCTGATCAAGGTCAAGATGAACACCTCCGAGCGCCTGCGCGAGCTGACCCGCTCCGGCGTCCAGGGCGACGAGAATATTTATGACTATGTCATGAACGACGGTCTGCGCCTGGCGGACCAGGTCGTCACCCGCACCAAGGTGGCGAAGAATGAGCTGCTGGCCACTGGCAAGGTCACCATCAAGGAAAACGATCTGGACATCACCGTGGACTACGGCGTGCCCGCCGCGAACCTGGCGAAGACGCTGGACTTTGGTGCCGGCGCTTCCGCGACCATTCCCGAGCAGCTGCAGGCGCTGGTCGACGAAACCACCGCAAAGGGCATCAGCCTGACCGGCATGGTTCTGCCCCGTGCTGTCCTGACCAAGCTGCGCCAGAATGAAGCCGTGCAGAAGGCCGTCAACGGCGCCCTGATGGTCGGCCAGCTGGTGCGCAACAGCGACCTCCGCGCCTACCTCAACGAGGAATACGGCATCTCCCAGGTCATCACCAACGACCTGACCTACAATGTCGCCGGCGCACTGAGCGCGTCCACGGGCATCCCCGCCCTGACCGCCCATCGCTACTTCCCCGCGAACAAGGTGTCCTTCTTCGCCACCAACGCCAGCGGCCGCATCGGTGCCGGCCTGTGGGGCGACCCGCCCGAGGTCGACGCTGCCCGCGCCTTCGACGGCGGCGTGACCGCGTCCAGCGAGTCTCCCTACGTCTACATCTCCCAGTGGGGCGAGACCGACCCCGCCGTGCTGTGGACCAAGGCCAGCGCCCTGTTCATGCCCGTGCTGTACGACCCGAACGCGCTGTATGTCGCCAGCGTGACCGAGACGCCCGGCGCCTGATGTTCCGGGTAGTTTCTACGTTCGCAGATCTGCAGGACGGCAAGCACCTGTATAAGCCGGGGGACACGTACCCCCGGCATGGCTTGACCGTAGATGCGGCGAGAATCGCCTCTCTTGCGTCGTGCGACAACGCAACGGGAAGGGCGCTCATAGAGGCCGTAGAACAGCCCGCAGACGCGGCGAACGATGGACCCAAGGAAACACACGCACGCAGCGCCAGACCCGCACAGACTGGCCGCAGGGGGCGCAGGAAGGGGGCGTAAACCATGCTCGAGCAGATTTGCGCCTACATCCACAACTTCTTTGTTTATGCCCGCTACAGCGGAACCTTCACCATTGCAAACGGCAGCATTACGCTGCCGTTTCTTGTCGATGGGCAGTATTTCCGCATCTGCGGTAGCCGGATGAACGACGGCGTCTATATGTACCCGACCGACGCCCTGGCCGATGAAACCTTCGACGGCGTCATCTGGGAAATGCGCGTCCCTCGCGCGTTCCTTGACCTCGTTGCGGAGATCGAAGCCTGGCAGGAGAAATACGGCAGCGCGACATCCGGCCCGTATCAATCCGAGAGCTTCGGCGGCTACAGCTACACGCTGAAAAGCAACGCGACCGGGACCGGCAGCGACGCCGGCGCGGGCTGGCAGGGCCAGTTCCGGCATCAACTCAACCAATATCGGAAACTTTCGTAGGAGGACACCATGAGCCTGATCGACGAGGCAAAAGAGCTTTGCACGCTCATAGACCGGCGGACCGTGTCGGATGGGCAGGGCGGATTCACCACACAGTGGGTGGACGGCGCGCAGTTCCAGGCGGCCATCGTCAAGGACAGCAGCATGCAGGCCCGTCTGGCGGAGAAGCAGGGCGTGTCCGAGGTGTACACCGTGACCGTGGACAAGGGCCTGCCGCTGGAATTCCATGACGTATTCCGCCGGGAGAGCGACGGCGCGACCTTCCGCGTGACGAGCAACATCGCGGATAGCGAGACCCCGGCCCGCGCCTCGTTCCAGATCGGCCAGGTGACCGCTGAAAGGTGGGCGCTGACATGACAAACACCGCCACGGCCCTGTATAAATTCTTCAGCGGCTTCGGGCTTCCGGCGTTTGTCGAGTACAATGTGCCCGATGAAATGCCGGACGGAACGCCCGTCAAGCCGCCATACATCACCTACCAGGTCGTCAACCCCGACTGGCCGGATTCCGCGCCGCTGTACGCCCGTGTATGGTACAGGGACACCAGCTATGCGGCCATCAACGCCACCGTGGACGCCATCGAAGCCGCCGTAAAGGGCGGCATTACCATTCCCACGGAGGGCGGCTGCGTGGTGCTGAACAAGGGCACGCCCTTTGCCCAGGAGCAGCCGATGGAGGGCGACGACACCCTGAAAGTCTATTACCTTCTCTTTGAAATCATGGCACCGACCGACTGAAAAAGGATGTGAACAATCACCATGAAATTCACTCAGATTCCCGCGAACACCTTTAAGGAGCTGCAGCTGAATGCCGGCATCCTGCTGGGCGACTTCGACCCGTCCGACGGCAGCTTCGAGGCCGCCGACATGCTGGGCGCGACCTCCGGCGGCGTCTCCTTCACCGCCCAGGCCGAGTTTACCGACTTCGCGGAAGACATTGACAACGCGGCAAAGAACATGAAGGAATTCAAGGTGCTGGATTCTTGGACCGCCACCATGTCCGGCACCTTCGCGTCCCTGACCACCGCGCTGGCCAAGATGCTGGTGGGCGCGGGCGTCATCGACGGCACCAACGCCAACAAGATCGTGCCCCGGAACGACCTGGACCAGGCGGACTTTTCCGACGTCTGGTGGGTGGGCGACTACAGCGACAAGACCGGCGCCACCAACGGCGGCTTCCTGGCCATCCACCTGCTGAACGCGCTGTCCACCGGCGGGTTCCAGATTCAGAGCGGCGACAAGGCCAAGGGCCAGTTCGCATTCGAGTTCACAGGCCACTATTCCAACGCGGCGCAGGACACCGTGCCGTTTGAAATCTACGTGAAGGCCGGCACCGCTGAACCCAACGGCTGACCGACTGACGGGAGGAAAACATGAGGAAAATCTCTGATTACCGCGACGAAGATGCCATCGACCTGCTGGCGGACATCATGGAGCCCGCTGTGGAAATCCTCGCCGATGAGACCGTGCGGAAGACCTTCGAGAACGGGAACCGGATGAAGCTGGCGACCGTGGCCATCAAGAGCCATAAGGAAGCTGTCATGCAGATTCTGGCCCGCCTCGAAGGCGTCCCGCGCGAGGAATACCACTGCACCATCTTCACCCTTCCCGCCGTGGTGCTTGAAGTGCTGAACGACCAGGAGCTGCTCGGTTTTTTTACCGCGCAGGCCAGGACGATGAGTACCGCCGCGTCTTCTGGCAAGCCTACGGCGAATATCGAGGCCGTCGAACCCGCCGCAGAGTAACCGCTTTCCTCCAGTACGTCGACGCGAAATACGAGGCGTGGTTCCGGGAATACGTGTTCCGGAGCTACGCCTCCGACGCGCTGATGTACACCGCGAGGGGCATGGGAACCAAGATGGAGCGCCGGTACATCGACATCATCTCCACCGATACGGACAACACGCCGGAACAGACGGGGGATGAAATCGCGGCGGACATCATCGCCCGTTGTGGGCTGGAGGTGAGAACCTAATGGATATATTTTCCCTGTCCGCCCACCTCGGGCTGGACAAGTCCGGCTATGATAGCGGCATCCAGGAGGCCAAGAGCGACTTTACAGGCCTCGCCAGCCACCTGCAAAACGTGGCAAAGACCATCGGCAAGATGTGGCTGTTCAAAGAGGCTGTGCAGGGCATAAAAAACCTGACAAGCGCGGTCGTGAACGCTTATGCGGAATACGAACAGCTGGCCGGAGGCGTGGAGACGCTGTTCGGCAACGCGGCGGACGCCGTGAAGGCCTACGCGGACGCGGCCTACCAGACGGCGGGCATGTCCGCGAACGAGTACATGTCCACCGTCACGTCTTTCGCGGCGGCACTGGTACAGGGCGCGGCAAACAGTACCAGCCAGTCCACCGCCATCACGAAGGAGGCCGCCGACGCGCAGTATCAGGCCGTAAAGGACAGCTACGACAGGCAGTACGAGGCGGCTCAGGATGCCTATAATAGGCAGTACAGCGCCATGCAGACGTCGCTGAACAAGCAGTACAAGGCGCTGCAAAAGAGCCTGAAAAAGCAGTACGAGGCCGCCAGCCGGAACGCGGAGGATGAAATCGAAGCGTATTCCGAGAGCCTGGACAAGCGGCTCGAAAAGCTGCAGGCATCCCAGGACAAGGAGTACAGGCGGCTTCAAAAGGCCACCGACAAAAAGCTGGCGCTCATTGAAAAGGAGTACCAGGCGACGATCAAGCGCATTGACCGCGAACGTGCAGCGCGGATTGGCGCCATCGACGCCGAGCTTGCCGCTCTTGACAAGGAACAGGCCGAGAAAGACAAGGCGAACCGCGATGCCGAGCGCGAGACCACGAAGCAGCGACTCCAAGAGGCTGTCCAGTGGGCGCGGACCGTCGGCGAACGTGTCAATGCCCAGAATAAGCTGAACGACTACCTGGAACAGATTCGGATCGAAGATGAAAAGGATGCCCGACAGGCCCGAATCGACGAGCTGAAAGATCAGAAGACGCAGATTCAGGACGAAGCCAAGGCCGAAGAGGACGCGGCCAAGGACAAGCGGGATAAAAATTCCAAGGCCGTCAAGACGGAGGGCGACGCCCAGCTTGCCGCGCTGAAAAAGAGCCAGCAGAAACAGCTGGCCGCTATGCAGAAAAGCAACGCGGAGGCGCTCAAGCAGTTCCGCAGGGCAAAGCAGGATGAATTGCAGGCGCTGCAGGAAAGCCAGAACGAGCAGCTGGAAGCCGTCAGCGAATCCAACGCGGCACAGCTGGCGAACCTCAAGCGGAGCCAGCAGGCGCGGCTCAAGGCCATGAAGCGCGGCCAGAACGCCCAGCTGAAGGCGCTCAAGGCGTCGCTGAAGCAGCAGCAGAAGGTCGTCAATGAGGGCGTCAAGGTCACCGCCGAAGCCCAGGCGGCAGCCGCCGAGGTGGCGAATATGGCCATCCAGGACATGGCCGACAACGCCAACAAGATGGGCACCCCGCTGCAGTCCATACAGAACGCCTATCAGGGTTTCGCCAAGCAGAACTATACCATGTTGGACAACTTAAAGCTCGGCTACGGCGGTACGAAGACCGAGATGGAGCGTCTGCTGAAGGATGCAGAGGCTATTGAAGCCCAACAGGGACGCACCACAAAATTCAGCATAAACAACCTGTCCGATGTGTATAAAGCCATCCATGTCGTACAGGAAGAACTAAAAATTACCGGCACTACTGCCGCCGAGGCATCGGGGACCATCTCCGGTTCCTGGGCCGCCACAAAGGCCGCGTGGCAAAACCTGATCGTCGCCATGGGGCGCGGCGAGGACATCGAAACCGCCACGAACAATCTCATTGACAGCTTCGGAAACGTCGTCAAAAACGTCATCCCCGTGCTGGGGCGGCTGTTCCCGGCTGTCGGCACGGCCATCTGGACGGCCATCAAAACCGGCATTAACGCCACGCGGGATTGGCTGTACAGCACTCTGTTCGGCGAGAATTGGACACCGGAGGCCAGCTGGGACGGCGTCGGCGCCAAGATTTGGGAGGCCATTCAAAACGGCGTCAACGCCGTGAACGGCTGGCTGCTTAGCCTCGTGCTGGGCGACGATTACACCCCGGAATCCGGCTGGGGCGACGTGGGCGACAAAATCTGGGGCGCCATCAAGGCGGGCTTCGCGATCACCAAAGGCTGGCTTTTGAGTTACCTGCTGGGCGATGAGTACACGCCTGAACCCGGCTGGGAGACCGCCGGCGCGAAGATATGGGCGGAGATCAAGAGCGGCTTTGATGCGGCGGGCGACTGGATCAAACAGCTGGTGCTCGGGGATGAATACACGCCTGACGCGTCGTGGAGCCAGGTCGGCGTGGACATCTGGAACAAGATCGTCGAGGGCCTTGCGGGCGCGGTGGACTGGCTCAAGGGACTGTTCGACGATTGGACGAAGAAGCTGTCCGACGGCAGTATAGACTTCGAAAGCATTGGTAGCACCATCTGGACGGCCATCAGCGGCGCGTTTGCGGGCGCTGTGCAGTGGTTTAAGTACCTGTTCGGCGGCAAGACCGACGGCGATACTGAAAGTGTCAAGGGTGTCATCGCATCTGTCGACTGGGCCGGGCTCGGTACGTCCATGCTGTACCTGATCGGCAGCGCGTTTTCGGCTGTCGGCGAGACTTTCAAGGGCTTTTTTGTGGAGGCCTGGAACAGCATCAACAAGCTGAACTGGTCCGGCCTTGGCAAGAACATGTGGACCGCCATCAAAAACGCGTTCAAGGGTGTCACCGCCTGGTTCAAGGAGACGTTCAAAAAGCCCATCAACGCGGTTATCGACTTCCTCAACGACATGATTGGCAAGGTGGAGGACGCTGTCAACACCATCGTGGACGGCATTAACAGCCACCTTCACATCACCATCCCGAACGTATCCTGGAGCTGGGACTTCTACCACGGCAACGGCGGCTTTTCCACAGATTACGCGAACCCGTTCATGGACTGGAACCCCCAAATCGGACGCGTCTCATTGTCCCGTATCCAGAAGCTGGCCGAGGGCGGCGTCGTGCGTAACGGCGGTCATGCCATCGTCGGCGAGGGCGGCTACCCCGAGTACCTGCGCGTGGTCAACGGACAGGCCATCGTTACACCGATGAGGAACGCGGCACCGGCGGGCACCAATGTCACCATCAACGTCTACCAGCAGCCCGGCGAGGACTCCCAGGCGCTGGCGAATAGGATACAGCGCGTGTTCGTGCGGAATGAAATGCAGAGAAGGGCGGCGCGTGGACGATGAGCGGATATTTTGCATTCCAGCAAAACGGCGAAACGTTTGATACGCGGGACTACAACATTACCGTTGTCCCCGCTGACATCGACGGTGCCCCTGCGCGAAGCTACACCGCGTATCCCCGCGGCGGTGGAAACGGCGATATCCTCGTCAACACCGGCAGATTCGACAACGTCCCGCGCTCCTATTACATCCTGATCGACCACGATTTTGTGTCCACGTATGAGGCGATCTGCGAAGCGCTGCTGCCGTTCAGCGGTTACGGCAAATTGACGGATTCATGGTCCCCGGATGAGTTTTTCACCGCCTACCTTGACGGCGACCTGAAGCCCATCCTGACCCGGAACGAGGAAATGGGGAAGGTGCTTGTCACCTTCTCCAGAAAGCCGCAGCGGTGGTTGCTGAGCGGGGAGAACTGGACGATTCTGCTTCAAACTATAATTACAAATTCAACGCCGTTTGCCGTTCAGCCTACGTTTCGCATTCAGATCAAACCCAGCCTCACAGATGAAACAATAAACCAAATTGCCGGACTGCTGTTTCCTGAAATAAACGGAGTAACGCCGGAATTGTGGGATTCCGACTTTGTGCGCTCGTTGTTGCGAAACAATCGTGGCAACGACCTTATATTCGATTACGCCGCTGGGCGCGCATATATAGATGGGAATCCTGAATACGACGACGGGCTGAATAGCCGCATGAGGCTCTACAGGTCGTCTGATCTCGAATGGGTATATCAATATCCGGCGATAGAGCCGGGCCGGAACACGATTTATACCCGTCACAGCAGCTGGGGGAATACTGCATACGTTCGCTGGGGGTGGTACACCGTATGAACAGCAACGGCTATTTCATCTACAACGGCGTGGACACCCGAACAATCGCTGGGGTTTCCGTCTACCGCAATGACCTGTACGGACGCCCCACGCGAGGCTATCAGGTGATCAATCCTCCGGGGCGTATGGGCAGCATCATCCGCGACAACATGCGCTATCCGAACGTGGAAATGGTGTATGACATACTGATCGAAAGCAACTTCGACACGAAGTACCGGCAAATTCGGGGTATGCTGCTCAGCGTGGACGGTTATGCCCGGCTGGAGGACGCGTGGAACCCGGACGAGTTTTATCAGGCGTATGTAAGCGCTCCGCTCGAACCGCGCGTAAGCGTCGACCGGGAAAAGGGCGCGGTGACCGTGGTTTTCAGCCGGCGGCCGGAGCGGTGGCTGAATAGCGGGGAAACCATCATCAGAGGCGGCTCCGGTAATATAACAAACCCGACCAAGTATAACGCGTATCCATATGTGTCAATCGATTTGGACCCAGATAAAATAGCGGCAACAACACTTCACAGATACCTTCTTGAAATGTTTGTGGCCGGGGGTGTATACATAACTTTCAGCGATGGACTGACAGACAAACCAGATCGAAAAGACGCAAAAGAAGTATTCGGCAGCATAACGCGTGTTACAATCGACTGCGCGACGGGGGACATTTACACCCCACTACAAACAAGTGCAAATCTGCGCCAATATGTATACTTGTTTGACACAAACCTTGTATACAATAACCAACCATTCCTTAACGATATGTCGTACTTTCCGCCCGGCACATCCCAATATTATGTAGGGAGTTGGTTTAGGAACATGGCAACAAGCAGTAACGAAGTGTGTGTCACACCGAGGTGGTATACAATATGATACCATGGATTTATAGTCCGATAAATAACCTGGAGTTCAGATCAACAAGTATGGGCGAGGCGTATTTGATCGGTGCCGGCCTCGGACGTCTCCCCGACTGTATCAGCAGCGCAACGACAATCTCCGTTTCCGACGGCGTATACGAGACGAAGATCGTGTACCCGCTGAACGGCACGAATTACGATCTGATCAAAGACGGATATGTCCTTGTCAACGCCGCCGACGTGCTCCACGACAGGGAACCGTTTATCATTTACCGCCGGGAACTCAACCTCGATGATACCGCCACGATTTACGCCCACCATGTGAGTTACGCGCTGCGCTATATCGTCATACCGCCCGGAACGGTGGCAAGTATGAGTGACCTGCTGACCCTGCTGCATTCCGGGTATGTAGGTGCGTCATCGAATACGGGCGACCTGTACGACGGATCAAACTTCACATACATATATGATGGCGACTTCGATTTCTCAAGCCCGTTTGTCATAGACCGCTTCATGACGGCGCAAGAGGTTATCAGCAGGCTGATTCAAGAAGAAGGTTTTCGCGTGAAGTATGAGGGCTTCGTGGTGACCTTCATCCACGACGAAGTAGAAACAGACGACATACCAACAATCTATTACAGCGGCAACCTTACGAACGCGACGCAGGAGTACGAAACGCGCGACGCGTACAACGCTGTTGTGCCGTATTGGGTCAACAGCGATACGGGAGCGCCATTCCCGTCTGCCACTGCCGATATACGGATTGTGAAGCCGACGCAGAGCTCCGACTACGTCTATCCCGGAGGGTACAAGCGGCGAATCCAGCCTCTGGACCTGAGCGGTGAGTTTGACAGCCAGCCGACGGTTACAAACCTCGTGGATGCTGCGAACGAACATCTGAACAACAGTACGCCATGGGTGCCGTTCGAAACCCTGACGGTCAACTTCGTGCCCTACGAAATAGACAACGACCAAGCTGTAAATCAGACCGATACCGTCTGCGTCTATGACCGCGTGCGCGTGGTCATCCAGCCGATGGAGACAGATGTTATCGTCCGCGTCATCAAAACAGAATATGACGCACTTCTGGAACGCTATACCAGCATGGACGTGGGCCAGCCCCAGGTAACGCTCTCGGACGTCTACGGCTCCGGCGCCACGTATACATCGGAATCCGGGGGCGGTGGCGGCGGAGGCCAGCAGACCTTCGACAACCCGGTGCAGTTCAACAGTTCCGTGGCAGTAAGCGCGGGCAGGCTGTTGAAGGTAGTCCGAATTACGCTATTCTCAAGCGTGAGTATCGCGGCGAACAGCAATAAGACCGATACCTATACCATCACATCCAGCGACATTGGCACGGGCTGGACGGCTGTCGGCATTGTCGGCTACAGCATGGGCCAGGGCACTTTTAATGTCTACCGTCTGCGCCTGGCAGTCGACAGCACCGACACCATTGAATACAGCGTGAGCAACATCGACAGCAGCGCCCACACGGGCAGTCTGGGCTGTATGGTACTGTGCATCCGCACCAGTCTATAGGAGGGATAACCCATGAACAACATTATCACAGCTGTATTCGGCGGTCGGCGGGAGGCCCGCACGGCATCGCTTTTTCAGTGGGACTACGGCATCATCCTGCAGCTGATCGGCCCGGCGCTGCCCGTGGCGTATGAGGTGCACTTCTCCGCCAGCCTGACCGGCGATGCGGCGGTGGTCATCGGCGACGAGGACGGCGTGGCTATCCCGGACGAATATCTGATCACGGCGGGCATCCTGTATGCGTGGATATACCTCCACACCGGCGACAGCGATGGGGAGACGCGGTACACGGTGACTATCCCCGTGACGGCCAGGGCCAAGCCCAGCGACTACCAGCCCACGCCGGTTGAACAGGGAGTCATCCAACAGGCCATCGCCGCGCTGACTGCTGGCGTGGCTGCGGTGGAGGAGGCCGTGCAGAACGTCGACCAGACTGTGGCCGACGCACTTCAGGCGGCGAAGGAAAGCGGCGAGTTCGACGGGCCGAAGGGCGACAAGGGCGATAAAGGCGACAAAGGCGATCCCGGCCCGAAGGGTGACACAGGAGATACCGGTCCCGCTGGCCCGAAGGGCGACACAGGCGCGACAGGTCCGCAGGGTGAAAAAGGCGATAAGGGCGACACCGGGGATACAGGTCCGACAGGAGCCACCGGCCCGCAAGGTGAACAGGGGCCGAAGGGCGACACCGGAGCCACCGGCCCGCAGGGCGTTCAGGGCGAGACCGGCCCGCAAGGCCCCATCGGCCCGACGCCCGATTTGACCATCGGCACGGTATCCACCCTGCCCGCGGGGTCGGACGCCACGGCGACCATCACCGGCACGCCGGAGGAACCCGTGCTGAACCTGGGCCTACCCCAAGGCGCGAAGGGCGACACGGGGGAAGTGTCCCAGGCTGAGTTCGACGCTCTCAAGCAGTACGTCCTCGACATGTCGCCCGTTACAACCGTCACCGCCCCCGTGGTATCCGTCACCGACGCCGCGCCGCTGGACGCGGAGGACGTGGTAGTGAGCATCGAGCCGGCGCAGGATTTGCACGGGTATGACCATCCGTGGCCTGCGGGGGGCGGGAAGAACCTTTTGCCGCTGCAATCAGCGCCAGCGCAGACGATTAACGGCATTACATGTACGCTGACTGACGGCGTTATCTCAATCAAGGGGACTTCCACTGCGAATGCCCGATTCACGTTCCCTCTTTCTCAAAACGTAGATTTGAGTCCGTCCACAAACATGATTGCGTTTTTCAATTCTTCCGCCAACGGCGATGTCTATTTTTACTTTTTGCGGAATGAGTCGAACGTCCATTTCTGGGGCATGACACCGGCGAATCGGACAGCGGTCGGGTGGACGGACAGTGGCAACGAGGTTTGCGATTCTGTCAGCGTGCTGATTTATTCGGAGCATACCGTTGACATGACAATCTCCCCGATGCTGCTGAATCAGAACGCAGATTATTCGACCTTCGCTCCTTACTCCAACATCTGCCCAATCTCCGGCTGGACGGGGGCGAAGGTGACGAGGACGGGCATCAACATCTGGGACGAGGAGTGGGAAGTCGGTGGATTAAACGCGTCAACAGGTGGGAATTGGAATACCAATACAAGAATTAGAAGTAAAAATTATTTCTCGGTTAAGCCAAACACTGTTTATTTCAATTCGTTTCCAAGTTATGGTGTTGGAATTGATTATTGCTTTTACGACATC